GATTTGTTTGTTTTCATTGTAGAAAGCCTAAAAATGTTTTATAATTTGCTTGGGTCATTGCACCCAGAATTTAGTGATTCTTCTTCATAGCCCTAGAAATAGGGCTTTTTTTTGGGTGCGATATGAAAGAAAAAGGTATGTCAATAATGATCGGTCTGCTAGGCAAAGAGCCTAAGATGGCTGAGAAGTCCGAGGGCGGTCTATTAGAGTCCGATACCGAGTCTTGCCCACTATCTACTGTTGATGCCGATATAAACAAGGGCAACAAGAAGAAAGCCATTTTGACTGCCAATTATGGGGCGCGCAAAGATGGTGAGGGCAAGTGCAAAGCCTGCGAATACTATATGCAAGGCGAAGAAATGACCAAGTGCGGAGTTGGTAAAGGCATGGGTCATTGTGCTATATTCGACTTTGTATGTTCCGATGAGAATGGCTGTCAGGCTTGGGAAGCTGTCGGTGAGGATGAAGAATACGAGGAGGAAGAATGAAACAGGGTCTCTACAGTAATATCGCAGCAAAGAGAAAACGGATTAAAGAAGGATCAGGCGAGAAGATGAATAAGCCTGGTAGTAAAGCAGCACCTTCCGCAGCAGACTTTAAACAAGCAGCTAAAACTGCTAAACCTTACAAAAAGAAATCTTGAGATTAGGGATAATAATCCCATATAGAGACAGAGAGGCGCATCTAAAAAAGATGCTCCCTCATACAGTCTCATTTTTTCGTAGAAATACCGACATAGAACCATTGTTTGTTCTAGCAGAACAAGACGATGATCTACCTTTTAACCGAGGCGCAATAGTCAATCATGCTTACGCAGCTTGTGCAGGCATGATCGATTATGTGTGTTTTCACGATGTAGACTATATGCCGATGTGGGCAGACTACACCGAACCTAACCTACCAAGCCGAATAGTCTGGTATGGCATGGATAAACGACCAGTAGGACATGGCACAGACAGAGCAGTATGCGCGCAACGCTACGGATTAGCAGCAGTTGCAGTCATGCGTAAGTGGCATTTTGAAGCCTGTAACGGATATTCCAATACTTATTGGGGATGGGGTTACGAGGACACAGACCTGGCTAAGAGGCTTGAATCAGTCGGGATACCCTTAGAGTACAAGGATGGTACTTTTATCGCTCTAGACCACGATTCTAACGGCTACGATGCCAACGGAGAGTCCGAGGCAAGCAAGGCAAACGCAGAACGATTTAAGCATAGGGTTTACCCTGATATGGTAGATGGACTCAGTACATTAGGCGCTACAGTTGTTTCTATAAAACAACATATGGCAAGAGGCATGGCAGACGGAGAAGAAGCACCCTTATTGTGGTGCAAATACAACCTAGAGGATCTCTATGAACAAGGCACAGAAGAAAATCGGTAAAGTAATGGGCGAGTACAAAGAAGGAAAGCTACATTCTGGCAAGGGCGGTAAGGTCGTTAAGAACCCCAAGCAAGCTATGGCAATTGCTATGGCTGAAGCCGGTAAGTCTGCTCGATACAAGAAATAAATGGACTTAAACGATTTACTCTTTAGTATTGGGTTACAGGGATTGCTTGGCTATGGAGATCAACCACAACAAGAACTTACAGCAAGCCAAATAGCAAATCAAAAACTTAGGTCAATGAATTATGAGCCTATGAACTTTGCATCAGACAGACCAATGATGAGCAGACCTGAAAGAAATCCATCAGACTTTGATTTTGCAATGATGCCCTATATGGGCGCACCAATGCCACAACAGTTTGCTGAAACACAAGGCTATCTACAATCACCAATTAGTCTACAAGGTGGACTAAATACATTTAATGAAGGATCATTAAAAGGTGTTGGCATGGGTGGTAGATTAGGTGCAGAATTACCTTTAGATGAAAAAGTAAGAATGGCATTAGGTGTATCAGGCGGTGGACAAGATATTACATATGCTATGGGTACACCATACGAAGGCAGATCAGCTAGATACGATATTACAGGCATAGATGCCACAATTAGAGATTTAGCCAAAAACAGAGAGTTTGGTGCAGAAGTTAGAAAAGCATTTGGTAATAGCCTTATGCCAAGCGTTTTTTATAGACAGAGGTTCTAATGAAAGTCCGAGAGGCTGCTGGAGTATTGGAAAGAATTGGTGTAGCAGGGTATAACAAACCCAAAAAGACACCTAGCCACCCTACTAAAAGCCATGTAGTCGTGGCAAAAGAGGGAGATAAGGTAAAGACCATCCGTTTTGGTCAGCAAGGAATGACAGGTAGCCCACCAAGAGAAGGTGAGTCTCAAGCTGACAAGGCAAGAAGAAAATCATTTAAGGCAAGACACGCTAAGAACATAGCCAAGGGCAAAATGAGTGCAGCGTTCTGGGCAGACAAAGTTAAGTGGTAACAAATAAAGGATAAATATGGCAAGCCTACTCGATCTGGCACAAGCCAGGTTACAAGGCTTGTTAGACATCCCAACAAGGGCAGGAAGGGCATTAGTAAACCCTACATTGTTTAGCGGTCTATTGGGCGCACCTACATTGCCACAGCAACAGGGAATGGCAGAGGCAGCTTATGGACTTCCAGCAAGACAAAATATGTCTGTGCTAGATCCTAAACAAGCAGCGTATCTACAAGGATACCAACAGGGTGAGCCTTTGGCTTATCTTGGAATGGCAACACCATTTGCAGCACCAGCAGCAGTTGCAGGAGCAAAAGCAGTAGCACCAAAAGCAGGCATGGCATTAGAAAACTATATGGCTCAACAAGGGCTTTTACAAAACATAGTTCCTGTCTCTACAGCAAGAGACATAAAGATGCCTGTATCTTTGCCTACGGATGATGTATTTAGAAAGGCTGTAGAAAATACACCTGGAGCAAGCATTACTGATGAAGGTCTTGTAATGAATGTAATGAGGAAACAAAAGCCACAACAGGCAGAAACAGAATCCGTTAGAGGTGGAATTTTCTATTTGCCAGAGGGTTCTACAAGCATGAAGTATTATGGTGGTGGTAATGCTTATGGTGGCACAGAAAAAATAAGTGGTGAAACTCTCTACAAAAACCCATTGTTTGTAAAAGGTGCAACAGGTGGTAAAGCACCAGAAGCAGCGTACGAACAAATTATGGGTAAAGAGGGATTAAAAACAATGCAAAGCGATGTAAATAACATTATTTCTGGTTATCGTTCAGGAAATGTAAAAGTTATTGTAGATGGAGTTGCAACAGACAGTCCTGTAGCTAATCGAATTTTAAGAATGGGTGGAAACCCTGAGACATTTATTGAGAGTATGCAAACAAAGTTAAATACTCAAAAACAAACACTTGAAAAAGCAAGCAAAGAAGAAGTTTTGCCTGGTGTATCTGAGTACGATATGGCTAAAATGGATTTAGACTCAACTCTTAGTATTATTGATGAAGCTAAGTCTTATGTAGGCAAAAGAATAAGCAACAAACAATCAACAATAGTTGATGTAGAAAATTTCTTAGAAAAATATGCACCAGATTTGTCTGGTTATGCTGATTACATCATTGGCAATAGCAAACAAGGCAACCAATTAAAATATGCTTTACAAGAAGCTGCTGTAGCACAAAAAGCAAGAGATGCAGGTTACGATGCTGTTCTTGGGTATTCTAAGAAAAGAACAGGTGATCCAGTTTTGTCAGAAGTCTTTGATGTCAGAGAAGCAATCTATCCTTCTACATCTGGAGATTACAGACTGATGGATAAGTTTGAAGGACTACTAGACTAATCTGTTGTAGAATAGCAACATCATCAACCATCAACCCATAGGGAATGGAATGGAAAACTCTACAGAAAACAATAATCTACAAGTTGAGCCAACTAATAAAGGTGGCGCACCTACAGGCAACCAGAATGGTAAGAAGGGAAAACTCTTTTACGATGCACTAAGAGTAGCCCTTGTGCAAGAGGATCGTAAGAAACTTAGGAACATTACCGAGAAGTTAGTCAAGTCAGCAGAAGCTGGAGAACCTTGGGCAATCAAGGAAGTTATGGACAGGATAGATGGTAAGCCTGTCAACACTACCGAACTAAGCAATGCAGAAGGTGGAATCTTTAAGATGGTGGTCGCTTGGGAGAAGTAGAGTACGCAGATGACGAAGTAAAAAGAGTAGTCATCCCTTACAAGCCAAGAGAACCACAGTTACAGATACATGAGGCGATGGATAAAAATCGCTTTGTAGTGGTAGTGGCACATCGTAGGATGGGTAAAACAGTACAAGCTCTGAACGCGCTAATTAAAGCAGCGATGGAAAACGACAAGCCTAATCCTAGGTATGCGTATATAGCACCGACATATAGTCAGGCTAAGAGAGTAGCTTGGGATTACCTTACAAACTTTGTAAGACCATTGGATGCTACAGCTAATATAGCGGAGTTAAGAGTAGACTTCTTTGGTAGACGAATACAGTTATACGGATCAGATAACCCAGACTCACTCAGAGGTCAATATTTTGACGGGTCAGTTTTAGATGAGATAGGCGATCAGAACCCAAAAACACACCCAAGGGCAATAACCACTTCAAAGACTTGTTCGACAGAGCAGGTAAAGAAGAAGGATGGGCAGCACTACAGTTTAAGGCAAGCGAAACAAAGCTACTAGATGAACAAGAGTTACTGTCTGCCAGAAAAGAAATGGGAGACGATAAGTACAATCAAGAGTTCGAGTGTTCATTTTCGGCTGCTGTGGAGGGAAGCTATTACGGAAAACTTCTCAACGAGGCAGAAGAAAAAGGTAGGATGTGCAATATAGATCGAGATGATTTATGTAGGACATATGTTGCATGGGATCTCGGAATGGGAGACTCCACAGCGTTGTGGACTGCACAAGTAACAGGACAAGAAGTAAGACTACTAGACTATGTAGAGAATCATGGTCAAGGACTCGATTGGTATGTCAACTGGCTAAAAGATAACAAGTGGGAGAAAGCAGAGCAACTCCTACCACATGATGTAGAAGTAAGAGAGCTAGGCACAGGCAAGAGCAGATTGGAAGTGTTGAGAGAAGCTGGACTAGATGTTCGGGTTCTGCCAAGACTTTCTGTAGATGATGGTATTCAGGCAGTCCGTAGACTCTTACCGAGATGTTGGTTCAATATGCCACAGGTAAAGCAAGGACTAGACTGTCTTAGGAACTATAGGCGCGATTATGACGAAAAGCGTAATGTCTTTTTTGACAAGCCAATGCACGACTGGGCAAGTCATGGATCAGACTCGTTTAGGTATCTAGCATTAGGAATGGAACAAAACACTACTTGGTCGCAACCGATAACAGTAAAAACTTCATGGATCGTATAAATGGATGAACAAAAACTAAAGGTCATTCTCGAAGCAGAGATAGACGATTCTATCGGCTATGTAGAGACCGAGACAGTAGAGCAACGCACAAAGGCGATCAACTACTACAATCGTTACGAGTATGGCAACGAGATAGATGGTCGTTCTAAGATCGTAACAGGCGAAGTAGCCGAGGTCGTAGATGGCGCTTTACCTCAATTAATGCGTATCTTTGCTGGATCAGACGAATTAGGTCGGTTTGAGCCAAGGATGCCAGGAGACGAGGAGTTCGCTAAGCAAGCTAC